AGAAAAAGACTTACCTATTAAAGATTTTGATCAAAACATTCAAGAAATCATTGATACTGATACTTTTTGGAAACATGCAGATAATTATGCTTTTTTAGTTGACTAGTTTATATAAATAGACTATCATACTAATAATGAGTCCAAAAATTAAACAACAAGATCAAACCGCTTCAATTGGAAGCTCTGCACTTTTTGATAGCAATATTAATGTTATGCCAGAATTAAATGAACCAGTACTAGAAGTTATTCCTCCTAAGCTTATTACAAGAAATAAATACGGCTTAATTGAAGATAAAAATACTAATTATACATACAATGATGATGGAACTATTAATTGGCGTAAAATGGTTAAGCAAGAATACCTTGTTCCAAATAGACAAAAAACTCAAGAAACAGATGTATCTAAACTAGAAGATAAAGATCTACTTATTCTTTTGGGTGGCATTAAAGAACTTGCTCAAATTAGAGGTTATACCAGTGTTGAATATAAAGTGGTTGCAGCTAGTGAAAATTATTTTGCTACATCTTGTAAAATTACATGGATTCCTAATTATGAGACTAATGGAAGAGTTATTGAATTCGAGGCTCTTGCTGATGCGACTTTAAACAATACAAAAAGTTTCGCTAGATACTTCTTGGCAGCAATTGCAGAAAATAGAGCATTTGTAAGATGTGTCCGTAATTTCTTAAAGATTAATATCGTGTCTCAAGAAGAATTAGGTGATGCAAAACTTCTTGAAGAAGCCGTAGCTTCAAATGAGAATCCGACCTCTCCACAAGTTCTTTTAGAGAAAGTTATGAAAGATAAAGGTGTTTCTTTTGATTATCTCAAAGAAAAATTAATTAAAGAAAAATTTGAAGGAGCAGAAGGTCTTAGCTCTGTTCAAGATATTCCAAAATCTAAAATATTTGAATTGATTGATAGAATTAAAAAGATTAAAAAATAAATTACTGAGACTTGAAATAAGGAATTCTTACGCCAGTTCCATTTATATCGAGTCGAAAATAACCAGAAGGTGCATAAGTTCTAGTTGTCGCATTTAATACTTGATCTGAATTAAATATTAAGCGTCCACCAGTACCACTTAAATTCAAATAATAACCACTTGCCAATTTTAAATCTCCACTATTTATTTGACTCTTAAGAAAAGTGTCGCCACTCAAAGTATTTATTAATCCAATAATATAACCGCTTACTCCAGATAATTGTTCAGCGTCAACAATATTACTTAACTGATTACTGATAGGAATTGGAATATTATTAGCTTGAGGCAAGAATGCTAAATTATTAACTATTTGTCTATCAGTATCAACAGCAGTCCCTTGATTATTAACTTTTGGAAATCTATAAGTAGCAGCTAATCCAGTTGGAAATGCTTGGTAATCAACTGCAACGGCATCTACAGTAGTATAACTATAATTATAGCAAAATTTACGACCACCAAAACCTGGCTCTATTATATAAGAAGATCCAGCAACACATGGAGGACAAGGTATACCATAACCACATTGTTGGCCATAGCAGTCAACTTGAGTTCCACCACCGCAATTACTTGGATATACATTTCTTTGATAATTACCCAAATCATAAGTACTTCCATTAGTAAAATCTTTATCATATTGAGCCATTAAATTATCTTCAAATTTAGTAGATGGTCTTAGTGCCATATATCCACTTTTAAGAATTCCACCGCCAGTACTCTTAGCAAAACTACTAGTTGTTGTAAAAGTATCAACTCCATTAAAAAATGCTTCTCTTAATTGGATTCCGTTATTAGCCAAGGCTTTAACAAAACTAGTATAACTTGGACTAGTAAATTGTTGATACATTATTTGATTTAAGTTACTTGTGGTCAAATAACCAGTAGCAGCTTTTTGATCAGTAAAAAATACATAAATGCTTCCAATATAATTTTTAGGATTTTTTAGTACTATTGATATATTATTATCACTATTTATAATAGCTGTGGCGGTATTTATATCATATTTTTCAGAAGTCATTTGATCATTTTGAAATCTTCCAAAAAGATAACCATGAGGTTGATTATAAGCTGTACCAGCTAAAGTTTTTTGAGATGTATATTTTGTTCCCCCATTTTCTCTTGCGTCAATAGTTATCCAAAATCCAGAAATTACATCATCTGTTAAGAATGATCTTAAATTTGCGTCACTAAAGTTAACGAATGCTGCGAATTCTGCAGATAAAGCGCTAGGTGAGTAAAAATTTTCATAAATAACAGTTTCACTATTAACACCAGATCCATCAAAATCTCTAACTCCAAATCTCAATCTATAAGTTAATTCATCGTTTGTCCATACTTTTAAACTTGGCGCAAGATTTTCCATACTCCATTGAAGAGATAAAGTTTTATCATGAATTAAATTACCAGTATTTAAAGCCACAGATTGAAATCTTCCTGGTTGATCACCTACAACTGGAACCGTAGTTAAATCATCATAACTAGACCTATATTTAAAATCATTCAATTCAATTAAATTAGTATAATCTCCCAATAAATCAGAAGAAAAATAAAAATTTCCAGGTCTATAATTTCTAGAATAATATCCCTTTGGACTTATGCCATAAACTCTAAAATAATAATTTTGATTATTTATTGTAGGAACATAATTTCCACTTGTAGGAATATTATTATCAGGAACTTGAATAGAACTTAAAAAGAACTCTTCATTTGGTACATTAACTGTCGTGCCTTGAACATTAGCATATTGAGTTTGAAGATCATTACTTACAAAATCGCTTCCACTTTTAGCATATATTTTCCAATAAGCTGTCTCATTGTTAATTGTATCTATCGCTCCACTTATTTTGTAATTTAAATATAGATCTTCTGTTTTATATAAAAATAAACCACTTGGATAACTAGCTTCTTTTGCTGAAATTGGAGTTATTACTGGAGCATCTGCAAATGATATTCCAGATTCAACATATAAATATTTAGTTGGATTATATTCCATTGCGTTTATATTATATTTAAACGGTTCAACTTCAGTTATTCCAATAATTCTATATAATTCAGTTTCAGTATTTAATCCAAATCCGCTACCAGTTGTTTGAGCAGTCCAAATTGCTCCAGTATATAAATTATAATCAGTTGTATTGAATACTTTATTGCAGTTAATTTCGGTTAAAGTTTTTTCTGGATCATAACCTGTTGCTGTATTTACAAAAGATGAATTCATTTGAAAAAGTCCAGATTGAATTTTACTTCTTTCATAACCAGTAATAAAATCAGAATAATTTGTTCCAGTTGCTCTTGATGTAGGTGTTAGAATTTCTAATTTATAAGTTTGTCCTGGAAAATTTGTTGTAAAATATCCAGAAATATTATTAAATTCTTCGTCAAGAACAAATTTATGTTTACCTCCAACTCCCGTATTAATTCCTAAAACTCTTCCTCCTAATCTATGCAGTAATCTATTTGAATCTTGAATTTTGATAACATCTCCTGGCCTTAAATATACTGAATCTAATCCCGCGGTAAAATCAACAGTTTCTGTTTCTAATTGCTCGCTAGCTAATGCCCACTTTCCAAGTCTATAAGCTTGTCCTCTGCTTGTACATCCAAATGCAGTAATTTCTAATTTTCTAATGCCATATTTTCTTACACCATCTGGATCTTCAACATGCTCAACTGTTGGTTTAGCAAAATAATTCATGTCATTATATCTAACTATTGCAACAGTATTTCTTGTTTTTTTACTACTACTAGAATAATTGAAATCTCCATTTTCTACGTTAGAATTTGTAAATAAAACATAAGGATCTTTTGGCATGTCAGCAATTGCAAAAATTGCACCATTAGCATAATAAGACATTCCTCGAAAAATACTAGTCATATCATTTAATAAACTAAATGCATCAGAAAAATCATTTATGACAGCATTACAAGTAAATCTTGGTTCTAATCCACCAAATCCATCATCAACAATTGTATCGCAATACTGAGCGATTTGATATATATTCCATTTATCTACTTGTTGATTTTTTATATATTTTCCCAATCCATATCTTTTATTTGTTAATATGTCATAATAACACCATGCTGGATTATCTGTCCAATAAAGTCCATTACCAGAAGGATGATATTCATCTGAAAATCTACCATCCCAATCTCCATTATATGTTTTCTTAATTGGATCATAATTGCTTGGGATTTTCATTTTTAATAATTTAACATCGTATGATCTATCTGGAACATTTTGAAAATATTCTGATGTAAATAGACTTTTAAAAATTGCAGATTTTGGATATATATAATCTTCTCTAAAAACTTCTGTAATCGAATCTACCGTTACAGAATCTTTTAAATTTAATACTGTACTTTCTTTACTAGTCCTTTGTATTTGTACTCTCCATCCTAAAAATGTTAAATCATTTGGATCATATTTACCAGTTAAATCAAATTTAAAAGTATCAATTATACCAGAACTTATTTTACCCTCGGTTTCTTCATCTCTTTGCAGAGATGGAATTTCAACATATCCACCACTAGTTATTTTAAAAATTTTAAATCTATAAGTTATGCTTCTATCTCTAATATCTCCTGCAGTTTGTGAAATTTTAGCAGTTTGACCACAACCTAAATCATAAGTTACACGATCTCTATTTGGATCATTTTGTTGATCAAAAAGAGCGGTTATTTTTAAAGATACTATTAATTCACTTATATTTGTACTTTTAAAATCATAATTTTTAGCAAAATCTGTTCCATATCTTAAAGTATCTCCTAATGTTAAAGTTCTAGAAGCTTGAGGAATATCCGCTGCTGCAGTAGTACTATTTTTTAAATTACTAGTTAAGTTTACTGCTGTAGTTTGATTTCCATTATCATATCTAAAATTAATTTGAGAATAATTATAATTTCCAGCATCATCAATTAATGGAACATTTTTCCAAAATATTGATCTTAAATAAGGATTATTTTGTTTATTTGCATATTGATTAAATATATAACTTGACCAACCAATTTGATTAGTTTGACCAGCATAAATATATCTTCCACTTACCAAACCTTCAATTGGACCTTCAGAAATTAAATCTGTAACTTCTGTTTCTGTCCTAGAGAGGACTTTACTTGCTCCTGCTGCAGCTTTAAAAATACCTTCTGTCGCTTCAACTGGAGTATGTGGATCTGGCGGCGGACTAGGACTACAACTACTTCCGCCTCCTCCTGCTCCTCTTAAAACTTTAGGATAAAATTTTTTATTATCTTTTTTTGGATTCATTAAGTTGTCCTTGATTCGGTATTTTTAACATAAGTAGTATTAAATGAAGCACTAACAGTTTTAGATCCAATAATAAGTCTTCCATATCCTACTGGAATAGGACCACCCTCTCCTCTTGTATTTGTTGGTCCATCAAAAAGATAAGATTTTCCTCCACCGCCTTTTGCTGCTACTTCTGGAGCTTGAAATTCTGGGGCTACAAATGGAGGAGGAGAAGATAAAAGAGATAAAAATCCAGCAGCAGTTAAAGCTATTCCAGCTAAAATTAAAG